TTAATAGGTGGCATCAAAGCCTTGGGAGGGGAGTTTGCTCAGGCTACAAAGCAAGTCCTGTTATATGGCACGGCTTACAAAGGTCTCGCCTTTTTAACCTCCCTTCCTGGGGAAGCATTTAATGCTGCTAAAGCACTGGGCACCTATAAAAATCAATTACAAGCCGTCACTTCTGAAACTGGCACGTTTAGCCAATCACTTAAATTTGTGGACACCCTTGCTCAGAGATTTAATGTGCCACTAGAAAGTGCGCGTCAAGGTTTTATCAAGCTTTACGCTTCGATGGAGCCGGCTGGTTTTGAGCAAAAACAAATAGAAGGTTTGTTTACTGGCATCTCACAGGCGGCAGCGGCATTTGGATTGAGCAGTGACAAGGTGGACAGGGTTAATTACGCCTTTGCGCAAATGGCCAGCAAAGGTCAAATTATGAGTGAAGAACTTAAGGGACAGCTAGGCGATGTGCTTCCCGGTGCATTGTCTTTATTTGCGGAAGCAGCAAAGATGAGCATTCCCGAATTCAGCAAAGCGATGGAAGATGGCGCGTTCAAGGGAGACGCGATGATGCAAGTGTTAGAGAATGCGGGAATTTTAATGAAAGTTAAATTTGGGCCAGCAGCAGCGGGGGCAGCCAAGACATTACAAGGGGCACTAAACGGTATTCAAAATAACCTCAAGTTAATGTACGAAGCTTTTGGCCCTCTCGTCAACAGAATGGCTGCTGTTTTCGGTCCCAAAATCACTTCTCTGATTGAAAATGTAACTGATGTTATCAAAGCTTTCGAGCTGGGCATCTCGACAACAGGCGATAGTTTTGCGGCCATGTCACCGCAAGCTCAAGGCTTCTATTCTTCTATTCAAAAAATACTACCTTCCATACAGTCGCTTGTCCCCTCATTCATTGCCGCCGCTCAAAATATCGGCTATTTTGCTTCGTCGCTAGCGACAGCATTTCAACCTTTGTTGGGACTATTAAAGCTATCTCTTGACTTCATCTCTATTCCCTTTGTTGCACGAGTGGGGGTTTATGCAACAATCATTGGATTATTGACAAGTGCGTTTACTCTGCTTAAAAATACAGGCATTATTCAAGCGACAATTGCAATGATTCGCTTCATCGCGACCTTGACAGTGGGACAAGTTCAAGCTTGGATTGCAAGTATTCAGGCAGCAATTGCGGCATTGGTAACAATGGCTAGGACGGCAAATGTTGCAAAACTTAGCTTGATGGCTCTTAAAGTTACCTTAATATCTTTCGGAGTTGGAGCCGTTTTAATCGGACTAGATTTTGTTGCGCAAAAATTGTTAAACATTGGCTCGGCTGCAGACGATGCGAAACGACGGGCCGCAGAGCTGACGGACGAGTTGGCTCGTGCCGTAGAAACTGGCAATGTGGCGGTGACAAGCGCAAAACTGGTAGAAACAGAAACCAAGGTACAATCCTTGCAGGAAAGCAAGAAAATTTTACAAAGATTGCAAAGTGGCAACGAGGTTGCTCTTTCTGTGCAAGATTATCAGCGCTTGCAAAGGGCTGGCTTGGCGCAAGGCGTGTCGCAATCGCTAGATCCTTTTACTGGAAAACCAACTGGCAAAGGGAGAGCCGCTGGAGGAACATCTCAAATTAATGAAAGCCTAAAGGTGGTTCAAACTGGGTTGGTTAACGCATTAAACGATGCAGGCAGGGCAGCGGAGGCCAATGCTGATGCTATGCAAGTGCAAGGAAACATGCAAAGAGAATTGCAAGCAAGTCGTAATCAGATGAAGGATATTCCTTTCCCCACGGGCAGCGACGGCACTGGTGCTACAGGTAGTGGCGCCAAGCCCGCAAAAGAGCGCGAAAGTCAAATTCCACAGTTAATGTTGCGCCTCGAAAAAACACGCGAACTGGCAGCACTAGAACTGCAAATTACAAACGCAACGTTAACAAACAATACAGCACAAATTAGCTCACTAGAACTCGCTAAGCAATTGATTGAGTTCAAATATGAAGCAAAAGAGTTGGATCTTCAAGATTTAACTACAGCAGAAAAAGCTATAGCAAAACGAGAAATTGCTCTTCGAGTGGAACAAGCAATTCTTGCTAGTCAGTTGCAGCTACAAATTGACCTGAGAAAAGAAAGAGACTCCATCCAGCAAGGATTTTCGAAAATTTTAGAAGGTTACGAGGAGGAATCTGGCTATCAACAAATGTATCTAAAGCTTATTGACCAAGGCATTCGCCCTGCCTTGGCGAAAGCCCGAGTGGAAGTCGAAAAGAGCTTCAAAGAGCAAGAAAAGCAACTTGATGCATCCATTGCCTTGAACAAAGAAAATATTGCTGCCACGGAAATTACCATTGAGCAATTTAAGCTGCAAAAGAATTTGTCCGAGGAGAGCAAGAAGCAACTTGCTGATGCTGAAAGGCGCCTAGAAATCCTTAAGGAAGAACTGGGGCTCAGGGAAGGCATCAAGGCTAGTGTGCCCGACGCAAAAGGCAAGGCAGTGGAAGAAGCAGAAAAAGGACTGATGCCCAAAACTCCGGGGGAATACATTGGTGAAGGCCTTGAGGCCGCAGAAGATCGGCTGAAAGAACTCACAAATACTGGCTATCAAGTGGTGCAAGCCGCTAATGCCATTGGAGATGCTTTTGGCACAGCCTTCAAGGGGCTGGTAACAGGCAGCATGACAGCGCAAGAAGCGCTGGCTGGCATGTTCCAAAGCATTGCTGATCATTTTGCCGACATGGTGGCGCAAATGATCGCGGAATGGTTAAAGGCTCAGCTTATCAAGGGTTTCATGAGCATCTTTGGTGGATTTACTGGTGGGCTTGGCGGAGGAGCCGGCCTAAATGCTGCATCGGCGCTGGGAACCAATCCAAATGTCGCTGCTTATGCTCCTCTTGGCTTTGCCAATGGCGGCATTGCTCCTGGTGGCTTCACTGCATTCGCCAACGGAGGCATGGTCACAGGCCCCACCATGGGCCTCGTAGGCGAAGGCCGTTACAATGAGGCTATCGTGCCTCTGCCTGACGGCAAGAGCATCCCTGTGGAGCTTTCAGGAGAGGGAAGCTCTTCTCCCACGGTTATAGTGAACGTAGATGCAAAAGGCTCGCAAGTGGAAGGCAATGAGCAAAATGCTAATCAACTTGGTCGCGTGATTAGTGCTGCAGTGCAAACTGAACTGATTAAACAACAACGTCCTGGTGGTCTTCTCGCACGATAATGGCTAATTTCCCTTCCATTGCTCCCACTTTTAATGCCGTTAAGAGCAGTCAGCCCGCCATTAGAACTACTAAGTTTGGCGATGGTTATGAGCAGCGCACTTCCTTTGGCCTCAATCAAAACCCTAAGGAATGGTCACTCACTTTTATGGTGAATGCAACTAATGCTGCCACCATTGAAACCTTCCTTGATGCTCGTGCAGCAGATGCAGCAAGCTTTGACTGGACACCGCCTGATGACACTACTAGTTACAAATGGAGGTGTGATCAATGGAGCAAAGATTTACTAGGAGATAATTTCTTTAAGATTAGTGCTACGTTCCGGCAAGTCTTTGAGCCGTGAGCGCACCTACACCCTGGCAAAGCGGCACTGCGCATAGCGTTGGTGATGTCGTTCAGGCATTCACTGATCCAGGCACTGGCTTTTTCTTTCGCTGTGTAGTTGCTGGCACCACTGGCAGCGCTGAACCATTTTGGCCATCATTCATCGGCAATGAAGTGGTAGATGGCACCGTCACATGGAAGGCGGTATCAATCATCTCCGGCGATTTCCAAGCGCCAGATCCCAGTGCCATTATCGAGCTATTTGAACTGCAACTGTTTGCTAATGTTCACGGCGTAAATGACATCTATAGGTTTCACGCTGGCACCAATTTAGTTAACAATGGCGAAGTGATATGGAAAGGCAATCCATACCTGCGGTTTCCAGTTGAGGCAGATGGTTTTGAATACACCGGACAAGGCGCATTGCCACGGCCAAAGATTCGCATCAGCAACATCCTTGGCAGCATCACTGCAATCCTGCTGAGCTTGCCAAATGGCCTTGAAGCGGCAAAGGTGACGCGCATCCGCACATTAGGGCGCTACCTGGATGCAG